ATGAAAGGCGAAGGGCTTTTCATGCAGATCTTGCTATACGGCTTTTCCGGCGTAATTGTGTTCCTGGTCCTGAGCGGATTCGTGATGGCCCACGTCTATCCGGAGTTCCGGAAGTCGGTCAATCTCGGCGCCTACGGCAGTTACTTCTACAAACGAGTGGCCCGGATCTACCCTCTGCATCTAGTTACGCTGCTAGCATTCCTGGCCTTGATGGAAGCGGGATACCCGCTGCGCACTCCCAACGAAACGGCATTCACCTTCGGCCTGAATTTGCTGCTGATCCAGGCCTGGGGCTTCGTTAACCAGTTTTCATGGAACGCGCTGTCTTGGACGATCAGCGTGGAAATGTTTGCCTATATCTGGTTCCCATTCGCAGCGCTGATCCTGTTCAAGCTGCCCAAGGTGTTCGCCGCCGCAGTCATGGCCGCCATGGTCTGGATCCTGATGAAGATGCCGCATATCGGCCTCTTGCAGGCTGCCGGCGTCGATACGAGCAACATTGTCCTGTCCCACGGAAATTTCCTGGTTCAGTTCACATCCGTATTCATCGCGGGCGTGGCTCTCTACCGCGTCGTGCAGGACATCAACAAGCTCCCTACCCTCGTATCGGATGCGATGGTTGTCGCGGGTATCGGCGTCCTCGGTTACGCCTGCACGGTCCCGTTTCAATCGTGGATCATGACCTGTGGCGCGCTGCTCATCATCGCTGGGCTGCTGTGCGATAAGGGTTTGGGGCGCCTTCTTTTCGGGAATCGGGTTTCCGTGTTCCTGGGCGAGATCTCCTACTCCCTGTACTTGACGCACTTCTTGCTGAACGTGGTCATGTCCAACGAGATTGTGGGTCTGCGACTGGCCGACAAGATTTCGCTGGCCATCTGCACGGCCACAATCTCCTACTACTTGATTGAGCGGCCGTCCCGGAACTTCCTGCGGAAGCTGGGCAGCAAAAAGAAGGTCGCCGCCCAGCCTGCAGCAGTTCCGGCTACTGCTTAGGCTTCTGCCAAGCGTCTACCATGGCCTGATGCCGGGCGGCGCACTCCCCGTACTGGATCGCCAGCGCGATGTAGCTGCGGGCGAAGTCGTCCCAGCTATCGCTGGTCACCTCGGGCACCGATGGGCACGGCTGAGCCAGGTTGGCTGGCAGTATTGGCCACGCGGCCAGCTTCGTTGATGTGCTGCAGCCGGTCAGCGTCAATGCGGCAGCCAGCAGGCAAAGGGCTCTGAACTTCGACACGGGTATACCTCTCGATGGTCTTGGGCTTGGCGTCGCGCAGCGCCACCAGAGCATCCTCCAGGGTGCTGGAGATCCCGGCCAGGCGGCCGGTCTGTGCCTTGAACTCGGTGAGTTCTGCCATGGCGTGATCGGCGTTCGCCTGGTCGATGCCGGCCTGGTACTGGCTGGCGCCATACCAGCGCACGCCCAGGACCGCGACCACCACCAGGGCAGCGCCAATTGCATAGGGCACGACGGCACGCAGCAGCGGGTTCATGGCCGCCCCTTCCAGTCGCGCGGGATCTGGAAGTGCGGGCCGTCCTTGAACGACTTCCAGTCGCCGCCCCATTCCACCGGCACGCCCAGCTCTGCGGCGCAGGCCTTGACCACTGCGGCTAGGTCGGCGAAGGCCTGCCAGTTGTTCCAGGGAATCGCCCCGGCCACCAGCGGCGCCAGGTCGACGGCGTGCCCAAGGCCATCCGCCTGCGGCAAGTGGTAGCTGGCCATGGTCTGGCTGGCACCCCGCGCGACGTACTCGCGCTGCTGCGCGACTGTGCGCACACCATCCACCACCGTGAAGTCCACCGTCGTGCGCTGGATGGCCAGCTTCACGATCTCGACCAGGTCGGGATGGACGCCGGCCAGCCGCGTCAGGCTGCGCTGGGACAGTTGAAAGGTGCTCATTGATTCGGTCTCCGAATGTGCTTCGCCGTCACCGCGGCGACATAGAAAGCGGCGGACGCGGCAAGCATCGCGTCACCCGCGCTCGCCCACCCAGCAACGAAGACTCGGCAGGCCGCGCCCGTAGCGGTGAGGCAAAGTGCCGACAGGCCGATGCGCTCCAGCGTGGTGTCCTTCACCGAGCGGGCGAATACCGCCAGCCCAGCGCCGCCGGCTACGACCAGCCAGCAGACGAACGCCAGCACCGCCCACAGCGTCAGATAGATAGAGCCGTCCATGTCACGCCCCTTTACCGCGCACGCGGTCGATCACGGCCTGCCACAGCGCGCCGATGGGCGCCGCCTGCACGGCCTCCCATGCGCGCGACACGATGGCCATGCCGAACATGCCGGTCAGAAAGCCCGCCAGGCCTTCCGGGATGCCCAGCAGCAGCGACAGATACGGCGAGGCGTAATACGCCACCAGCGAACCACTGATGGCCATGCTCAGCCGCGCCGGCCAAGACCCCTGCAGGTAGCGCATGGAAATGGCCGCGCCGAGCACGCCGGCGAACTTTGCCGCAAGGGCGTCGAAGTCTTGGATGTTCAATCGCGTCCCCTATAGACGTAAAAAAGCCCCAGCGAAGGGGCACGATGCGAGTCCGGTAATCGATCGCCGGCTATTTCTGGCTGGCAAGGACGAAAAGGTCATCGAGCTGCGCTTCCGTGCCACCGACTTGCGCCCACATGGCCTGCAGGAATGCGCTGGAGCGCTCGTACACCGGGGAGTTGAATTCGATCTGGGCCTTGCGCTTTTCGACAGGATCCGCGATGCCTTGGATCAGCGCTTCCACGTCGGCCAGCTTGCCGACCTCCAGCATGGCCAGATTCGCCTGGCGCCACGACACCGAGGTCGGGATGGCCAGCTTCGCGACGTGCTCCGCGTAGGCCGCCTGCGTTGCCGGGCTGCGCCACACCGCCATGATCTCGTCGAAGGTCGGCTGCTCGATGTCGTCGAAGCGCCAATCCATGATGAATGCCTCTTCGATCTGCTGGTCCCCGCTCACCGGCATTCCCACGAAGTACTTGCGGCCGTGGTCATACACGGTGATCTGCGGGTGGATACGCTGGATGCAGAAAATCATTTGTTCATGAGAAATCATTGCTCCTCCCTAGATCATCTTCAGAGAAATGCCGCGCAGGTAGACGATCGCGGAATTGTTCACCCGACGCATCCCGATCATCACAAACGGGTTCGGGAAGTCCACCTGACTCGGATCGACCAACTGGATAAAGTAGGTCGGCCCCGCCTCAACAATCGCCCCGTCGTGCTGCACAAGGGCGCCCTTCGTCGCCTTCGTGTTCGGGTCGAAGTTCCCGGAATGCCACAACGCGCCCCGATATGCCCCTCCCCCCGCGGCCTGGAACTGCGAGCCATCCCAGGTCACCGAAATAGGCGTCGTGTTGGTAGAGGTAACGTAGCTCCCAGCCGGCTGCTTCGTGGCAAGTTCGGCATCCATCTGGGACTTGATCACCGCGTGATTCACTGCCGTGGCCGCCTTCACCTCCAGATTCTTGGGCAATCCCGAGGCATCCAGGATCTTCACTGCCGTTGGGTCAGCTCGCGATAGCAGAATCTGTGCAGCGTCGGCACCGCTTACCGCCAACGAGATGACGGCGTCACCGACCGTGGAACTCGCCGTGCCTGCGATGATGGCCGCATTGGCGAAGCCAGACTGGTTGTCCTTGTAGACCGACACCTGGCCGTTGATGATGCCGCCCGTCGTCGGATACGCCCGCTTGAACAATTCAGATTCGATCACCCAGGCCGTGTTCGAATCATTGCGGCGCTTCAAGACCTGGTTTGCGGTATCAGCCCAGCAGCTGTACGGCCACGCCAACGCTGCCGGATCGTTGGGCCCTGAAAAATCGGTGGCTATCGTCTGAAGGGCCCTGTTGATCGCGGGAATCGCGACGTTGCCGGGCAACGGCGGCGTGGTTGGAATCTGCGAGTTATCTTGCATGTCAAAACCCCTGTGCAATCCAGTTAATCTTTCGCCCCACCGCCGTGGAGCCGTTAAAAATAATGACGTCGAAGCCCGTCGCGCCAGCCGTCGCGTCCTGCACGACCGCGCGATCGCCGTTTTGACTGTCCAGAATGGTGATCTGCAGGTTTGGCCGTGCGTGAAAGGGCTTGGGATACGTGACCCGCATGCCCGCGACCGGGACAGAGACAGACTCGGCGCGCTGCAAAAGATCAGGCACGTCTATCGTCCACACGAAATGCCTGACGAACGGCAAGATGCGCGCGTTCGAAGTGGCGAAGTACAACCGAACATCGAAGTAGCGCGCGTTGATCAGCCCTGGAACGAAGTCCACCCACTCCGACCACTGCCCTGCCACCTGAGCACTTCGAATCTGCGGGCGAACAGTGATGGCCTGTCGGGCTGAGCCATTGAGCAGGTCTTCCGCCGCCAGCCAGTCCGGGATCGTCAATAGGTCATCATCTTGACTGATGGCCAGATAATCGATGCTGAAATCAAGGCGGACAGGCGTCACATACCCGATGTCGACTTGGTCCGAAGCCGCATTCGTGTAGATTCCATCTGAGGCCACCCCACCAAGCCACAGCAAATCCGACTCGGCGAACAGGTCCGGGCTCGCCAGCACATCGCCCAGCGCCGCGAGCGTCAGTTGGTTCTCGTACACCACCGCGCCGCCGGATACCGTGCCAGTCCAGTCAGGAGCTTCGTCTTGCGTCAGCAGGACATTCCTGACCAGCACCGCGCCGGAAACCGTTATGCCGGCCGCAGGCCCGTAAACGACCTGACCATTTGACAGCCTGAATCTGGCCGCTACCCAGTAGCTCCCATTGCCCACCGCCAGCATCTCTTGTGCGCGCGTTGAACCAACGATCCGGGAATTCGACCAGGAATCGCCGATCCTGACCTCGTAGTCTGGATCACGAACGTCGGATACCTTGCGCCAGCTGAGCACCGTCAGCCCGTCACGGAACACCGTTGTCAAACCCTCAACGGGCGGAAGTGGCGCATTCAGCCCTTGGACAACGTAGGTAGTCTCGCGTGGTGTCCCCGTCCCTGTTGGGCCGTTCGGCGTCACCGTGGCGGTGATCACGTCCCCAGTCCGAACCAACAGATCCGTCGAGCGCCCCTCGATGTTCTGCGCCAGGCGCTGAACTCCGTTCACGAAAACCACCGCCAGAACGGGCATTTCTCGCGAGAGCGCCCAGGTAAGCGTCACGCGAATCTGATCGCTGCTGGCATTGACGATGGCCTCCGTCGCGCTGATCGAGAACACCACCCCTACCAGCAGCGCCCCGTCTCTCGGCGGCGTATACGCATATGGGTTGTCCTCGCAGGCGTAATACTCCGGGTCGTCATCAACGGCCTCGAATCTCAGTCCGTCGCCCGCCGGTGCGACACCGGAGACCTTGAATCGACGTCCCGGCGTCGCGAGCGGATCGAACTGCCACGCCCAGTCGAACGGCGCGCACTCTTCAAAGCCGGCCGCGCCCGGCATCGGGAAACCATCCAGCGGCGAGATGATCGTCAGCTCATCTACATCACCCACAGCGGACACGACGGTTACAGTCTTCATGTTGCCGTCCGGATCGCGGAGCATCGCAATGCCGTGGCCGTCGCTGGGCACCTTGTTCTGCAGCTTTATCGTGGTGCCGCCACTACCGGGCATCATGCGCCCCGAGTATCCCCACACCGTCAAATCGTGTGAGAACGACACCACGTCGCCGCGGGTGCACACCATCCCCTCGATGTCGGTTTCCCAGGAAATCTGCCGCCGCCGCCAGACCTGACTTGCAGCCAGAAGATTCGCTTCCCGTCCGGCCATGTCAGCGTAGACACAGCCGTCCAGGTCGAGCTGCAAGGGATTGTTCGTGGCAACGACGCCGGGCACCTTGGCGCGAACCTCGTCCATCACCCAGCCGGCGTCCTTGTTGATGAAGTTCGCAACGATCTCATCCACGGTGCCTTCGTTGATGTATGCCACCTTGAAGGACCCGGCGCGGACATTGAACGGGCCGAACATCGCGGTGACGGGCGTGTCCGCCGCGTCCCATATGACACCAAGCTTCCCAGTCTGGTAGGTCATCGAGGCACGCCCGGCGCGCGCGATCATCTGAAGCACAGACGCCGTGCTCATCTTGCGATCCAGCACGTAGTCAAACGTGAGCCTATTGGTGTGGCACCACAAACCCCAGGCCTTGATCGCCTCGATGTCGATCTGGGCATCGCTCATGCCACCGCCGTAGATTCGATGCCCACTGTTGTCAAGCTTGCCGCGCGCGAACCACAGAAACCACCATGCTGGGTTACTCGTCGGCGCCCACTGCCAGTCGGAGCCGGTCCAGATCGAGCACCACGCGGTTGCAATGGCACTGAATTCGTCAACCGCTCCGTTGAGCTGCGCCGAAGCCTGGATTCGCAAGGCAACACGCAGTTGGCCCGAGTAATCCGCCGTGTCGGTCTGATAGCACAGTATCTGGCTGATCGCCGTCTGGTTCGATTCTCGGCTGCTCTGAATGTCCGCGGTCACCTTCCAGGCGCGCACCTCATACATGCCAACGGGGACATCCCAAGAAATCGTCTTCCGCGTCGGCTCCTGCCTGCCCCCGGTGACGCGCACGCCAGGGGTCGTGCTGTAGCCGAGCAACGGATCAGGCGCAATTCCGGCCCAGGGCTGGCCGACCTGGAAAGGGTGTGGCTTCCACCGCCAAACGCCCATCACCGGCGGCACAACGGTCACGCCCGCATCGCCACCGCCGAAGCTGTAGCCAGGCTTGATGACAAACGTTTCACCGTCCGTATGGTCGGCGGAATTGGTCGATCCGAACCCGATCTGCTGTTCCCGCGTGTATCCCTCACCGGCATCGCCGCCGCCTGGTCCGGACACGATCTGCATCTTCGCCCAATAGTGGGTCGCGTAGGTCGCATCATTGAGCAGCCCAATATCTACCCACGCACCACCGACTGGACGGTACTGCAGCCGAAGCTCAACAGTCCGCGATTCCATGGCGCCAGAATCGTTCACGTAGAACAACTGGGACGCCACTTCGACGGAAATGTGCGTGACGTCTTTCGGGGTCGTCCTGGTATTGATCACGCCAGCCTGCAGCGTAAATCCCTGCAGCGTGTCTACGTTGCCGGGGAACATGGTCAAGCCCCCGGTACTGGGGTCAGACGACTGCATCTGAACCCCTTGAAAATTCAGCACTGGCGTCTCGCCAATCCTGTAATCGTTCAAAGAGACAGAGTTCAGTTGCAAACCAAAGTGGAAGATCTGATTCAGAAACTGCGTGTCGCCAACATACTGGGAGTAGGGCTTAGCGCCGATGTCTGCGACCACCTTGTGTTCCCCAAACACAATTGCCATCGGCTCCCAAGGGCGAGGACGATTACGCCCCCCCTGGATTGCGTAGGTTGGGCTACTCTCGTATTTCTGCCCCGCGCCCAGCTTCGCGGCAGTCGGAGTTGGCATTGGGATCAAGGCGTTGATGAGCAACGACCCGCCCATCATGATGATTCCACTTCCCACCGCCCCCGCGGCTGCGCCGGTGAATCCAAGCGCCCCGCCCAGCGCTGCGCCGTAACCCATACTGACGACTACGAGGGCAACCATCGCCACTGCGCGCAGCACCTTCCCGCCGCCACCGCCACCCTCTCCTTTCGCACGGATGACAACCTGGTCGCCATTTCGCGGGATCAGTCTCTGCCAAATGCCGATAGGCACCGGCCGCCCGTTGTGCCAGACATTGACCACGCGCGACGGCAACGCGACTCCCAGACGCTCGCAGTAGCGCCCCAGGGTTTCACCGGGCAGGAAAGGAGCGCAAAACGCGTCTCGGCCTGCGGATGCAACGAAGGGGTTGCGAACGACCAGCAGCGACGGATTTACCGACACCGTCTCGGGCTTCTTTTCTACGATTTCCACTGGTAGAACCCTTCAATCTTGTAATCGATCGTCGTCATGAAGCGCAGGCGCTGACGGATGACAGCCCCGAACGTCTTGTCAGCGTGCAGTACCCACCACTCGCCAGCCAGCCGGCACATGACACCGATGTGAAAAAGGTCACCGCGCGACAGCAGAAGCACGGGATGGCCTTCGACGGGTTCATCCACTCGATCGGCAAAGTCGGCCTTCACGCGCGCAATCTGCGCTGCCTGTGCCCGCAGCGTCACTTCGTGCGAGTTAGGAATTTCGGCATTAATCCCGAATGTCTCCCGCGCAACCAGTGCCGCAAGCGCTGCGCAGTCGCCCGATTCCGGTACATAGGGAAGGCTCAGATATTTATCGGACCAATGCATCAGAAGATCCCCGGCGTCGTCGTCGGGTCATATCGCATCGTGACCGCCGACTGCATAAGCGTGTTCTTGAACCCCATATCACCACCAACCCTGGTGTTCGTGATCGACAACCCCGTCAGGTCCATCGTCATGTCGAATTCCAGGTTCGAGGGATTCGAGCGCAGCACCATGATCAGTCGGCATTTCGCCCCAGCGCCGCCCTGGCTGACTTCGAGCCACTGCGTCAGCTCGCGCCCGATGTTGTCGACTTCAAGCTTTGCGCTCGACACCTGCCCGTCCTTGTCGTCCGGGATAGAAAGATCGAAGCGACAGGCCACGAACGTGCTGCCCTCCACGGCGATATCGGCGGTGTCGTTCGCAAAACGCGCCGGAACAGCAAGGTCTCTGTGCGTTATCTCGATCAATTCGATCAGCGGCTCACCAGCGCTGGTCGCATTGACGTTGCGCTTCGCTCTGGAGGAAAAATTTCGTGCCATGTCAGCCCACCGTTTCGATCTGGACGGCCCCCCGCCACCGAAGCCCGGGGCTAGACCATGAGATCTTCCCGGAGACAAACCGCGCCTGCTTCGTGACCCCGTCAAGGGGATCAACCCAATCGAACCAGCCCACGCCGCCATTCAAGTCGGTTCGCATCCACAAATCGAACGCGTTCTTTTGCGCCACGCCATCAACATGAATAGTTGCATCGCGGGTGACAATTGGCATCGTCCAACGCGGGCGCTGCTTTGCGATGCCGCCGTCCATGTCGGTACGCAGCACGCCGTAATCAGGTTCTTCGCTGAATCCGGTAAGGAGGATCTTTGCGTAGTTCGGAAATGTCGCCATATCACGTCCCCATCACGCCCCGAACCGCCTGCGCGGAACGACCATTTCTCTGCAAGTCGGCCACAACGATGCTGATCACTTCGCCGCTCACGTCAAAGCTGCGATTCACGCCCGTCACCTGCTGCGGCGTGCCGTTATTCACGATTTCGACACGAAGGTCGCCACCTGGCGGCGAACGGCCAACAGGCGGCGGCAACACCGGGGACCCGGCCATTCCGCCTGCGGCGTGTCCGGTCCGGATGGAGCGGCGTAGAGCATTGAAGCCGCCCGCGCCACCCAAGGCGCGGATCTCATCCTGGTTCAGCACGCCTTCGCCGCGATGCACGATGCCAGCCGGCTCAAAGCGACCACCATTCCCGGTATAGCCGCCAGCGGAAAACCTGATCCCGTCCAGCAAGCCGCCGGCGGTGCCGCCAATGCCCTGCAGACTTGAGCCGGACACCGAGGAGCCGCTACCCAGCCAGCCACCCAACACATTCCCAAGAACGCCAGCCAGCGGGCCCGTGACGCTCTGCTGGATGGCGATACGAACCATGTCGGAAATGATGCTGTCGGCAAGATCCTTGAAGCTCAGTTTTCCCGTACGGACAAAGCCAGTAAGCGCGTCTTCCATGCCAGAAAACGAGTTGGTCACCGCACCTTCAATGGACGAGGCCACGTTCATCGCGCTGTCGGCGTAGTTTCCCAGCCCACGCACCATGCCCAGATGCCACGAGGACTCTGCCTCACGCTTGCGGCCTGCGGAATCCTGCAGAATTGCAACCTGGCGCTCTTCAGCAGCGCGCAAGGCCTCAATCCGCGCCTCGTATGTCGACTTCGCCAAGCGCGTGGATTCGACCTGCTGGTCTTCCTCCAGCTTGCGGCGGCGTTCGGCGTATTGCTGCCGAATCGCTACCTCCTGCTCCATCTGCTCACGCTGCCAGTCTGGCATCCCAACGCCAGCAACCTCGATGTCTCGTGCTTGCTGATACAAGTCGATTTCGCGCTGGATCGCGTCGAAGTAGCGCGCAGACTCCGCAGCCTTCTTCGTGGCCTCCTCGGCCTCCTTCCAGGCGTGGATCTCGTCGAACAGCGCCAGGGCTCGGGCGCGGTGCGCATCCGAACCCTTAGCCTGCTCGATTCGATAGCGCTCCTGGGCGTCAGCGGTCATACCCAGGGTCGCGCGCTGCTCTTCCAGGCGTTTAACCAAGCCCTGCAACTCGCTTGCCTGCTGGGCGCCACCCTTCGGCAGGAACCGGTCGTTCAACCGCTTCTGCGCATCACTGTCGAAAAGCGGTCCCAGCGCCTCGCGCCACTCCTTCTCCGCCCCCTTAAGCCGCTCGCCGGGCGTGGCGAACTCCTTCAGGAACTTGTCATAGGCGGCCCGATACTTGTCCAGTTCGTTGATGACAGGTGCCACGCCCCCCGCCGCTGCAGCCTGCGCCCCCGTCAGCGCGTCGATCTCCTGGCGCAAGCCTGCCACGTTCCCCGAGGTTTCGATGACCTTCTGCGCAAGCTCCACCAGCCGCCCGCGGCTTGACTCGCTAGCGCGACCCGACGAGATGTAGGACTCGACCAGGGCCGCAAGCGAGGCGGCCATTTGCTCAGACGACTGGCCGGTGTCGGACGCCACAGCCTTCATTTCTGCGGTGAAGTCAGCACGGTACTGGGCGGCGGCGCGGGTACCCTCCGTCAGCGCAGGCTTGAACGCATTGCCCAGTTCGAAAACGGCGGCTTGGCTTTCCTTTAGGGCCGCGTTCAGGTCGTCCGTCTTGATGCTGATTACCTGCTGGCGCTGCAGCTCGTTCAGTTTCTGAAACGACGTCACCAGGTCATCAACGTTTCGCTTGGTGTCGGCCACTTCCCGCGCACCAGCCGACGCCGAGTCGCGCGCGTCCCGTCCGTACTGGGTCCATGCGTAGGCCGCTCCGGCAAGGGCGAGCGTGACTGCTCCCACCGGCCCGCCCACCAGCGCAAGAGCCGCGCTTGATGCCCGTGCAACGGCTCCGATACCAGCCAATCCGGCGGCCGCGGGCGCGCTCACTCCAGCCATCCGCGCAAGCGTGGCTTGATAGCGCGCAGCTTCGACCTGGGCGGCAGCAAACGCACCTGCCGACGACAAGGCGGCGGCCGTCAACCGAGTGCCCAACACGACCGCCAGGGCGCCAGCGCCCACCGTCAGCGCGTTGAGTCCATCGCGAGCGGCGTCTGAACCGAGCGCGTCGTTCACTGCCTCAATGGCCGACCGCAACCCGTTCAGGCTGCCGTTTTCATCGGTCAGCAGCGCGGACACCGTGTTGCGCAGGCCCATCAACGCGCCGCCCAACGTGTCGCGCGCGGCCGCCGCCGCTCCGCCGTAGCTTTCCTCCAGGGCGCGCAGCACGACTCCCTGCGCTTCAGCAGTACGGCCGGATAGCTCCAGCTGCTCCACCAGAGCCTTCTGTTCCTCCGTGAAGCGGAACCCCTGCCGGCTCAAAGCGGCCAGCCCCTGCGAGGGAATATCCAGCGCGCGGCCAATCGTCTCGGCGGACGCGCGAATGGTCATGCCCGTGCGCGCCGCCATGTCGGCAGCCGCCTGCATTGCGCGCGGGAACTCCTGGCCAGCAACCCCGGTAAACGCCAAGAGCGCGGTCTGGGCTTCGGTCACCTCGCCGGCCGAGATCGTGCTGGCCGACTCGATGGCATCCGCCATGGCGTTCAGGCTGTCGGCGCTCATCATCGCGGCGCGTCCAGTCGACACCAGCACAGCGGCCAGCTGCGCCTGCTCGTTCTGAGCGTTGATCGTGTTCTGGACGAATGCGGTCAGAGCCGTACCCGCCGAGATACCGGCAAACGCTGCCCCCATCAGTGCAGAGGCGCGAGTCCAGGACGATCCGGCCTGTTCAGCGCTCTGCTCCATTTCACGCGCCGCCCGGCGGGTAGTGCGGGCAGCACGGTCCATGTCCGTCTCGAAACTGCCGGTCCGAGCCAGCAGGTCGACGACGATTGATCCGGCAGTTGACATGTAATTCACCTATGCCCGCGAGGGCTTCATTCCAAGGGCGGCGAACGTCTTTAGGTCCGCTTCAGAGAATTGATCCGAGAGCAACGGCATCTGGTCGTCGTCTTCCCGAAGACCCATTCCGCCCACCAGCCAATCCAGGCGTGCCGGGAAGTCCCCGCCAACCTGGACCTGCGCCAACATGGCCGCGGGGCGGTGGTAGCGGTGCAGGTCGTCAAAAGGAGACTCCTCGTAAAACTGCTGCCAGGATCGAAACTCGGCCTCCGTCATGCTCTTCAATTCCCCGATGGTCCGCCCCAAGGCCAGCGCCAGGATGTGCAAGAAGCGGACCTCGCCCGTTAGCCTTTTCCCCGCAAGTCCGCGAAGTCGTTGATCTCGGCGATCACGTCGGAAAGCTTGCGCAGGACCTTGGGCTTGATGCGATTGGCCAGATCCAGGCTCAGCGCGGGCTTGCCCTCGGCCGTCACCACGCTGGCAACGACCAGGCGGCTGTGGGCGCGGTCGCGCACGTCTTCGTCCGGGGACGTCAACGCAGCAACCCACTTGTTGAATTCGACGTGGCTGATCGCCTTGAAATAGAGCGTGTGCGTCTTGCCGTCGCCCAACTCGACCTCGCGGGCCACGACCTCGTCGCTGACGAAGAGCGCGTCCGGCAGTGCTTGCTTTTCCATGTCGTCCCCTTACGCCGCCGGCTTGAAGTTCCAGGTGACCTTGCCCGAACGCTGCAGCGTCATGGTTCCAGTCACCCGGTCGTTGGTGGCGGCATCGATCGTCACTTCCGCGATGTATGCCTGGAAACGGGCGCAAGTGCGGTTAACCGGCAGGGTCAGCGCACCACCTGCACCCAGCGTGGGCGCCGCCGTGCCATCGGAAAATCCCATGATCCAGTCCAGCACCGCGCCGGACTCTTTCAGATCCGTGAGCACGCCCTGGTGCGACTCTGCCGTCGGAATGAAGTTGAAGGGGACCGACACCTGGCCGGGAGCGCCCAGGCCCGGAATAAATTCCTGGTCCTCGGTCGCATCCAGGCAGGTAACGTCGATCTGCGACTTGGTACCCGCCCCCAGGCCCGTGATCCCGGTGGGGCAGGCCATCTTCAGAATGGCCGGATCCGGGGTGGCCAGGGTATTGAGCACGAACAGGTGCGTGCCCTGGGTCTTGATAACGCCAGCAGTCATGGTGACCTCACAATGAAAAAGGCCCGCACATCGCGGGCTAATGGTTCTGCAAAAAATGACGGCCTAGCGGCCTCTGATGAAGTCGGCCTGTAGCCCAATGCGAAACAGCTTGGTATCGGTCTCGCGGGTGTGGATGAAAACTCGATTTGCGATGCCGGCCACGTCCAGCGCATCGCGCACCGCCCCCGCCAGCGATATGCACGCCGCTTCCTGGTCATCGTTCGGGCCTGTCCAGCAGTCGATCTGGACCGTGCCGTTGTCGGCGTCTGGAGGCCCGCTTAGCTGGTCGTAGGGGTTATCGATGACCGTAAACCAGGTGATGTACGGGGCAGACACGCCCTGCGGCGCCATTCCTGATCCGTAGATTCTGGGCTTGTCACCCACATGACCACGCACCTCCTGCGTGTTGATCGTCTTGAATACCGGTGCCAGCATCACAGCCTCCCTTCACGCCTGGCCTTGGCGACGACCTTCTCAATCTGGCGCACCACGTCAGCGCTCACCAGTTCGATTACCCGCTGGCCGTGCTGCTGAACAGCCGGCCGCAGCCACGGCGTCGCTGGCTGGTGGCTGGAGCCGTACTCCTTCAGTGCTGCCGTCTTGCGGGTCGTGACGGGCTCCTTGCCCTTGCGCGCGTAGGTCTTCTGACGAACGCGCACTAGATAACGCTCGCCATTACTGCCGATAGGCGGCTTGCCGCGGCTGGCGATCACGTTCTGCACCAGCAAGCCGGTGGACTCGTCGCCGCTCTGCGCAATCGTCGCCCGCAGGTTCTCCTTGGCCCTGTCCCGCAAATACCGGGCACCGCGCGCCAGCGCTGTCTTGACAGGTCCACCGCGCTTGGAGACGACCTCGGCCGGTAGCGATTGAAGCGTTCGCATCACGTCATCGACGCCGCGCAACCTCATTTCAACTTTCACAGCGGCTCCCCTTCCGGCCTGGCCTCGCCGGCCGGATCCCCGTCCAGCGTCATCCCGGGCAACTCATCCTGATCACCGTCGGCGGCCAGAGCCTCCAGCAGTACTTCCAGCTTTCCCTCGATTCGAGCCAGGCCAGCCTCGATGCGGTCCATCTGACTGAGTGCTGGGCCTTTCCAGACAGGCGGTGGCGGCGGTGCCTTGGTTTCGGGAATTCCCATGGTTACTGACCCTCGCTCGGTCCATCCACACAACGCAGCCGCCACTCGCGGCGTGCGGTGGCGTCCGTCTCGGCGGACTGGATATTGAAGATCTGACCGTCCCAGAGCAGGCGCCAGGACGCCAGCAGCGTTGGGCTGGTCGGAAACCAGCGCAGGTTCACCCGCGCGCTGACCTCGGCCTGGGTAGCGTTGCCGCCCTGGAACTCGCGGCCGCGTCCCGTCAGTACCTCGGCGGGCACATCTTCGAGCCGCAAGCCGTCCGCCAGCACCACGGGCCGCCAGCCGCCGCTGCCAGGAACGATGTAGCCGTTTTCGTCACGCAAGGGCTCACCCTTGGATTCGAAAGTCACACGGTGGCGTAGTCGATGAGCAAGCATCACACCCCCAAGCCGATACGGAACGGCTGCAGCTTGATCTCGGCCGCGCGCCGCAGCTTCTCGGCATCGTCGGGCGTCGCCTGGTAGGCGGCCTGCAGGAGCAGCAGCACGCCCAGCACCATGCTGGCCGGCGGCACATCCAGCGGCGGAACGGGTACAAGCACACCGTCAACAAGAGTCTCCGCCGGGTATGGTTGGAGCAACCCGCGATTCATGAACTGCACCGCCTCGTCTTCGGCTCCATCCAGCAGCGTCTGCAGCTTGGCATCGTCCGCGGCGTGGATCACGTCCAGTACGGCCTTGGCCCTTTCCAGGAGAATCACCGACATCGCTATTCCTTGCCGTCCGCCTTGGTGGCGACGGGCTTATCAGCGGGCCGCCGCGCGCTTCCAGCCTTGGCCTGGTTCCTGGGAGCCGGTGCCATCTTGTTCTGAGGTTCCGGCGCCGCCGTGTCCCCTGCTTCGACAATCAGGCCAAGCCGGAGCAGGTCTCTCGCGCGCTCGCCCGATACATCTATCGGCCGTCCGCGCGGCTGATACTCGCTCCCATTGAGGAAGCCTTTACGTGCGATGTAGGACATGACTTTCTCCATTTGAGCGGGCCGGACCCAGCCGGCCCGCTCATCGGTGGCCGTATTACGGCGTGGTCGCAAACTCGCCGTGGACGAACGATTCGGGGCGGTAGACCGCCATCGCCAGACGCTCTTCGGCGCGGATCGTCACCATGTTCTTGCGGAAGTTATCGCTGTCTTCCGTCGAGACTTCCACGGCGGCGTCTTCACGGTCGAAGACCTGAGCGGCGATGTTGAACGCACCCACCAGGAATTCGCCTTCGGGAACCGCGGTGGTGTCCACCACCGGCAGCTTCCAGAGACGCGGCACGCCACCGTCCACCACGTTGACCCAGATGTAGCGCCCCTGTTCGTCCTTCTGGAGCTCGATGTCGGCCCAGTCCACAGGGTTCAGCACGATGCCGCTGGCGCGGTATTCAGCGATGCGCACTTGCAGAATCGCGCGGCGCAGCAGGTCGATCTTGGTGTCGCCAGCCTTGCGCAGAGATTCGTTGAAGGCCGTCGCCTGGGGAATCAGGCCCAGGAGGTTCTGACCCGTGCCGTCGCCGGCCAGGATCTGGTTTTCCTCGACGTACTTCAGGCCGTAGATCGCGCGTCCGTTGATGTAGCTCTGCAGCAGCGGGATGTCGGCCAGAACCTGCTTGGAGGCCAGGAACCAGTGGGCGATCGTCTTGACGGTCGTGGTCTTCAGCTCGAAAGACAGGTCCGACTGGGGCTTCGCCGCCGTTTCGGCCACGGGGGCTGCCATGTTCTGGAAGCCGGATTCCTGCACGAACTCGACCGAGTTCGACCCGGTACGGCCCGGCATGATCAGATCACGGATGGTGAAGGGGCGATCCGGGCCCGAGATGATGCCCGGCACGCGCGTGGGCTGAATCGCGGCGCCCACGCCACCGGTTCCGGTAGTCGAGCTGGTGATACTGGTGACCGCCTTGACGTTCATGCGGGCGATGCCGCGGCCCTTCGAGGCCAGGCCGGTGAAGTCGTCGGATTCAGTGAACTGCTCTCCGATGGACTTTTCGGCCTGCTCATCATTGGCGGCGCCGCGGCGGGCGAGTTTCTGCTCGACTTCGACAAGTCGCGTGGTCAAGTCGATGCCGCTCTTCGAAAGGGTTTCCAGGATGTTCTTCGTGTCATCGAGGATCTTGCCGTGGTCTTTGATCTCGGCCGACGCCTTTTCGGCGAAGGCCTTGATTTCTTCGTCGCGGTCGTTCAGCGCCTTGACCAGACCCTTCAGTTCCAGGGTGTCATCCAGACGCCCCGCGTTATCGGCGGATTTGCGTCCGAATTCGTGCTTGTGTGCCAGATTGGTATAGCGGCCCATTTGGTTACCTTTGAAAAGTAGGAAGTTCGAGCCGGCCGATCTGCTTGATCAGTCCAGCGGTTTCTTCATTCGCCTCGCTCCCGGACTCGCTCCGGTCGAGCAGGTGTTTCAGGCCTCGATTGGCGATCACCGCGGCCTGAGATTTCGAGAAGCCTGCCTCGCGCAGGAACCGCTCAAAATCGGGAAGGTCCGGCATGCCCCCATGGGCAATTCGAGCCTTGATTTCGTCGACTCGCGCTTCCTCGTTCGCAGGCGCCGTGACGATGGATATTTCCACCAGGTCGAGGCGCTTTAGCGTGCGGATACGCGTCTTTTCGTCGTAGCTGTCCTCACGGACGTAATAGCCAATCGACAGGCCGGTAATCGCGCGGGTCTTCATGCCGCGATACGCCGTCTTGGCGTAGGTAGCGTCATCCAGCCACAGTTGGCCAGTGCCGTGCAGCCCGTGAGAGTCTTCCTTCAACTGGTCGATATCCCAGTTCCCGATCGGCTCGCCGCTGCGGTGTTGCCAGAGAACCGGAAAGGTTCGACCCTTGCCCCGCGTCTGTTCGATGCTGTCCTTGAACGCCCCCGGCGCAACAACTTCGTTGTATGAATCGACAACGCCGAAGACTGAGCCGTAGCCAGAAAAAAGGCCATCATCTTGGACGGCCTTGACTTCATAATCGAATGAGCGAACCTGCATCGCGCCTGATTTACGTTTCATGGATTTTTTCCTCGTTGAGCCAATCGCGGATAGCGTCGCGCGCCTTGGCGGCAGATGTTGCCTGTCCGAGTTGCGCCAGCGGCGTCAGATTCGATTGCACCGTCAGAACGTCAGTGCCTTCCTTCCTCGGCAGGTTTTCCTTGCTGCGGATTTCCTCGCGCGTCATCCAACCGTTCTGACCCGCCGACGAGTACAGCGCCGCGCGGCCCACGCTGTCAGAGCGCATCAGACCCTCAACGACGTGCTCAACGTAGTAATCGGCTCGCTCGACGGGCTCAAGCAGGTCTTTGTTTATCTGCTGCTCGATGAGGGTCAGCCACGGCTGCAAAGAGAAAGTCAGGAACCCGAGTACCTGCTGTTCAAGGCCAGAGCCCCAGCTTGTGGAGTTGCCGGTATGGCCCACCATATGCGGCGGCACGCCGAACCACCGGCAGATTTCCTCTACACCGAACTCGCGGGTGGCCAAAAGCTCGGCGTCCTGCGGATTCATGGACAGCTGATGGAAGGAAGACCCCTTCTCTAGCACCATCACGCCGCCCTCCGCAGACACGCTCTTGACGTGCTGACGGACCTCTTCGCGCTGGCCAGGCTTCAGCACAGCGTCCATCGTCACCATTCCGGACGACTTCATGCCGTTCGCAAAGGTCTGGCCGGCCGCCTCCTCCGCCGCCATGGCATTGCCGAAGATCTGGCGGGCACACCCGATCACCGACAGGCCGATGAGGCCGTCCATGGTGAACGCCGGGATGTGCATCATGTGCCCTTCTTCTATCTCCCGGCGCCTGCCGTTCTTCGCGTCCGTGTACGCGTAGAAGAATGCGCCGTTCTCCCGCCGCTTCTTCTCAATCTGGCCCGGCATCAACGGCGTGAGCGCGACCAGGCGGCCGGCGGAGAATGACTTTTCAACGTAGGCATTACCCCAGAGCAGTAGATGCGCCAGGATCACCTGCCGAAACACCGCCGCCGTCATATCGGCATTGGGCTGGCTGTGAAGCAGCCTATAGAGCACATGGTCTCTGGCGACTGCGCGACCACCATCACCCAGCCGGTGATAGATGTTTAGGGGCAACGTCGAGACCGTTCGCGAAAGTAGGTTTGCGCATGCCCACACGGTGGAAAGCTGCAGGGACGTGCTGACCGTCACGGCCTTTCCAGAATAGGATTCGGACCCGTAAAAGGAATTCCAGAACGTCCCATCTGTGAGCGAGATAGGGACGCCTAGCCACTTCAAGACTCTCGACTTCAAGCGCCCCGGAGGTTTGGTTTTAGTTTCGCTCATAGGTCTCAAGTAATAATTGGGTTGCTCAGGAAGTCGCCGAGGTCGTCGCCCTCATCCGTGGCCACCGCCAGGCCCATGGCCATCAGCAGCGCAGCCATATCGTCAATCTTGTCCGCAGAACGTTTTCGGTCCGGCGCCATGGACAGGTTCACATCGCGGCGCGCCACCAGATTCGAAGCGCACCACGCCAGAACCGGATCACCGCCATGAACCAACCTGCCGCCCACGTAGGCCAACTCAAGCGCCTGCATCGCAGGGTGGTAGCTTTTGGTGCCTTGCACGAACTGCACCATCGGCACGCTCGCCGCCACCAGACGGTTCACCAGGTCGGCCGCGTTCCAGGCGTCGTATGCGATCTGCTGCGGGTCGAAGCGCTGCACCGCGGCCAATATGTCGCGCTCGATAACCGCGTAGTCGGTCACGTCGCCGTCGGTCTGGAGCAAGTACCCAGCCTCCACCCAACCGGCATACGGCACTGTGGCGCGCTCGGTGCGCTGCTTCACCGCCTCGGACGGCACCCAGCGCCAGCCGTGCGTGTACCAGACACCATCGACAAGCCACAGCAGGCGGAACGCGGCGATGTCCGTGGTGCTGGCCAGGTCCAGGCCGCCCCAGCATGGGTAGCCCGCCAGCCAGTCCAGGTCGACAGCGCCCCCACACTTGGCCCACTTGGTCAGGTCCACCCAACCGCTGGCGGTCGATGCCGGCCGGTTGCACCGCTTGATGCGGAACTCCGCCAGTTTGGACGGCATTTGCTTGGCTTCGACGGCCTCCTTTCGGATCGCCGCCTTCAGGTGCGGATTGACGTCCAGTAGCGGATTCGCTTTGATCCACTTCGACTCGTCAAACTCATCGTCCTGCGTGATCTTCGCGGACTTGTCTTCGTTGTCCAGCGCGTAGAACAAGGCCAGAAAGTGGTCGGCCTGCGTGCCCAATACGCCGCGCAGCAGCGCGAACACGAAGGCGCGAATTTCGGCCCAAGGGCCGGCGTTCGTGTATCCCTCGGTGGTCGTGAACAGCCAGAGTGGGTTTGCCCGCGCGCCAGCGGCCGACTGCAGCACGTTCAACAGGTCGGCCGTCTTGTGCGCGTGGATCTCGTCCAGGCCAGTGTGGGACGGATTAAGACCGTCCTGCGTGCTGGCCTTGGCGTGAACGGCCTTGTAGCTGCTGCCCGTCTCGAAACGGCTGATGGACTTCGCCCATGTGGCCAGGCCGAAGGCTTCTGCCAGGTCAGGCGTTTTCTCCACCATGCGCTTCGACGCGCGGAAAATAATGCTGGCCTGGTCGAAGGTGGTGGCCGCGCTGATAACCTGCGCGCCCTCTTCCGGCTCGCAGCACAGGCAGTACAAGAGGATCGCCGAGGCGAGCGTACTCTTGGCGTTCTTTCGCGCCACCGCGAACAGCGCGGACGTAAAGCGCCGGGGATGGAATGTGTCGTCGTCGCCCCAGCCCTCGACCTTGATTGCGTCACGCCGGCGGAACCCGAACAACTGCACCACGAAAAAGACGTGGCTCGGGTGCATGACGATGGTGGGCGTTTCCCACTTGCCCTCTACGTGCGGCAGCTTTTCGATGAAGTCGCATGCATCATTCGCGTGCCACTCGTCGAAGAAGAACGGCGTTCCGCGACGCCGTGCCCGTTTCAGGTCGTCTAGGAATCGCTTCGCGGCGAGCCGAATCCAACGCCCATGCTTCTTGCGCCCCTTGTCGGCCACCGCCGCCTCCGCATACTTGGTGGCGATGCCGACATAGTCACGCGCTGCGACGCTTCCCATTGGTCTTGAACCTGTTGCCCGTCTGCTCCCCAGCGGCTGACCCCTTCACCTTCCCCTGAGCGACAGGAGTTAGGCCGAATTCGCCAACCAGGGCGCGGTACTGCGCGAGCATGTGACCGGTAGGGGTTTCGCCGGCCATCCATAGTTGCACCAGCTTCCCGTGCAACGCGCAGAGCATCGCCAGCGGCGACAAACTCGCCTCGGTCAGGAGGCGGTTCGAATGCAAGATGCGGGTGAGCCGGTCCCATTCGGCCTCGGCGTGCTTGTTCGGCAGCCATTCCGGCGCCTCCGGGACGTCCGAGACCAGCGGCATTTCAACGGCCGGGGCTTCGGGCGGAGCGTCACGGTCCGCACGCGAGGTGCCGGCCACAACTTTCAGCGCGACCGGCTTCTTCGGTGGGGCCATATCGCCTCCAAAAAACGCGTTTTTCTGATGTGACTGCGCAAAAAAAAGGCTGGGCGTCGGGTGTCCGGCAAAATCGGGGCAACTTTCGACCCTCCCCTCCCCTTTCTGTCACGATTTCGGGCTCGTTCTGCCCGTTCGTCGGCCCCTTGCGCTCTGGGCCTCGGCCTGGGTCTTCTCCGCGTGGCAGTGTCTGTTCACCGCGCGCAGGTTGCTCGGGTGGTCGTTCAGCCTCCCGGCCACATCCCGTGTGTTGTCGATGTGGTCGACCTCATGAGCGACACGCGGGAGCAACCGGGCGCAACAGGCCTCGCACTGACACAGCCCGCCGTCGCGCTCCATGATCTGATCGCGCAGCCGACGCCAGGGCCGACCGCCGCGGCCCTGGCCGTACGCGGGGGGCTCAGGCTCATGCCTGGCCGTCGACACCACCCGCTTAAGCTTTCCTGGACGGATCGGCATCTACGGACAGCAAACCACAGTTGCGCACCAGTACGATCTCGACCCGACCGTAACGGCGCTCCATCTTCACGTCAGTGCGCCGAGCATTGAGCACTGCCTGCCCGGCGGTGTCCACAGCAAAGGCCAGGACAAAGCCCCGTCGGGTATCGACGGTCACGCAACGCCGAACCTCCACCCCATCCAGAAGCACGCGCGGGCGCACCGAACGCGGGAGGCGCCGATAGGCACGATAGACAGCATCACCTGGCATCACAGATAGGCGCATATGGATTCCTTCGTTGAATAGGTGCCGGGTGCTACCTACTGCACACCGCCCGGCGCGACGACCCAACCCCCGCGCGCCATGCCCAGCGCGCGGTCCTCGGTAGCGGGAAGGTAGAGGAACGGTTGTGGCAACCGGCGGCTCACTTAGAACGGATCCCGGACAAATGAAAAAATCCGCCTACTTTCGTCAGGCGGATTCAGATCCATCATTGTGATTTAGGCGGGCAAAGCACTCAGCTTTCGCGTATCAGCCTAATCGTAATAGTTTGCTCGACCACACTCTCTGGCGCTGTCGGACCTTGCATTTGCCCTTCGGCCCCCGGACATTCACCCGACGCAAATTCCCCAATGGACATCGCGCTCATCTCAAGCGTGGCCCAATGGATGAGTACGTTTCGCTCTATCGCATCTGCCATCTCGCGCAGCCGATTTGCCAGGTCGTATCTGCTCATTTGCTGAATCAACATCGCGCCGCCTATCGATACATATGAAAAAACCTACCGTCAGGCAGACTGGCGGACGCCGCTCAGGAAGGCCGCACGTGCGCGTCGACCAAATAACGCCCATGATTTATGGCGGCATCTACCGCCATTACTGGGCTTGATACAAACCCTCCTGAGGCAAAAAGCGGTACGACTTGTGGTTCGTTCAACTCATGTTGATCCGAAACGGTACCCAATGCCACAGTTGCGGTAAAAGCGGGCCGACGACTGCCTCCCACCGATATGCGAGAGACACTAGCTGTCAGTCGATAACCTTTATAGACCATGTTGTTATGGAACATTAGTCCTCCCTGTCCGTTCATCAGTTCAGGACCGTTGTTCACAACGCGCGAATTTGCGTCGCATGCGGGCCCTTAGCCCCTTGCGCTGTGACGTAACTCACGCGTTGATTCTCGACCAAAACTTTGTGGCCATCGCCGCTCACGATTTCAGAGAAATGAGCAAATAGGTCCTTGCCGCCATCCTCTGGCATGATGAACCCAAAGCCCTTAGCATCATTGAACCACTTAACAATTCCGGTTTCCATTCTTCGACTCCTTACATAGCGGGCACCGCCCGAAAGGGAGCTAGTCAAGGAAAGGACTGCGAACAATGAAGCACCTTGAAGGGCGCAAGACCGGCCGGAAATCGCGATGCTCGAAAAGCCGCTTACTCACTATGGGTGCGCAATCTTCGAAAGTCAACCTACGTTTCCAAATAGCACCAAACTACGATTGAAGCCCTTGGCCAGGCAGGCCGATCTTGCATGGTGCAACACTTAGCCGAGTTTTATGTAACGACCTTCCATTGATCCAGTATGCAAGTGACAAGTCGCGTACCCTGCGCATTTGGCAATTGAACGCGCGTCACCTCGCCGTCTTGCCATTCGGGAGTACAAGTATGCATCGAGTACAACGCCAGCAGAATTCCCTCGTCCTGCTTAACCGGCAAAGGGCAACGTTCGCCCGATTGGCGGCCGGCACGTGAGGGCGATCAAAAGGTCCATTGCCAAATTCGCGCATGCCTTAATTAAGTCCCTTCCGTCGCCCGCTCCTCAAAGTGCGAAACGAGACCCGAGTATAAGAACGAAGCCAATCCATGCGGCCATTTCATTACCATGGCGCATCTACCGTATCTACGCTCGCCCAGGCCATCTGCTAATTCGAAACGAACAGGGTCAAGTACTTGATCTGGGGGTCATGAAGGGCCAAATTCCCAACCTCACCTATCGGCTTTTCATCGGTGGACTGAGAGGCGAGAACTTCGCGAATCGCACCCTATTGCTCGATGACGTAGCACGCCGCATCCAAGCTGGCGAAGTAGGCAACGAATTGCTTTCTCTTCCTCACTGGGAAAAAACACCTGGAGCAGATTTAGATCGTGGCACGCATGTGGACGTGTCCATGCGTGTTAAGCGTTGAAGCATGGGCTAGTTCACAGCCAGCGAGCAATGTAGAAAAGACGCAAGAAAAAACCCACCTGCTTTCGCTCGGCGGGTCAATCTGGTAATGCAACAACACGCCTGATAGCTACCTTCCAGCTTTGGCGTGACGATCCAAGCGTAATACTGCCGTTTCCACCCGCGATGCCGCGACCTCCACCTCGATAACTTTCATCGTGCCCATTTTCCGGTCAATGATATGCACGATCGCGCCGGATTCCATCGGCGCAGCGGCATCCTGCTCCTTCAATTGAGTCATGCGGCGATATAGCGTCCAAAGCGGGACATCGATTCCAAGCTTAGAAAGCTCCTGTCTCACTGTCGGCCCCTTTTGGTACTCGTGAGACCGAATGACACGATCTATCACTTTCCTATCCTTAGCTGGAAACTCGGAATACAACTGCCGATGCGCCATATCTCTGGCCCCCTTCCGCGTGACTTTCGCCAAGTGTAGCGAGAGTCCGCCCAGTACCCAATAGACTTTGCATCCTCAAATACCGGCGGGGGGGACTGTTTGGTTAGCCCGCTCCCAGTTGACCAGAGTCAACCTCAAAGGCGCGTGCGGCCTCCTCCGAAATCTCGCGGCCTAGCACATCGTGCTTCCATCCACGCTTGGGGGGCCAAGGAACGCCCAACAACGTCAACTGCTTCCTGTTGTAGCCCCCATTAGGGGTCTGCCATCGCAATAGCCATTCATCAGTGACTTTCATTCCACAGGCCGAGAAGTGAAAAACCCGCCTGCTTTCGCGTGGCGGGTTTGTCTGGACGCAGTAATACACCGTATCCGTTAGGCGCCTATATTGGGGGTAAAAAACCGCATCGTCAAGAAACTTTATTCGCCCCCTGCCGCTTCGAGCCACCCGCAGGCCCGTAGGCGCTGGGTCAACGCCTGGCTGGCTTGCTGGTGCAAACCCGCCTCGCCAGCGCCCCCGAACAGCCACCGCTTTAGCTTCGCATGATGCGCGCTGACGGTCCGCTCATCGACTTTGTGATCCTCTGCCAACTTCGACAACGTGACCTTGGCACCAAACAGGCGCTGGATGAGCATGGAGCGCAGCCGGCCATTGGACAAGCAGCCCGACAGCGCGGCAGCAGCGGCCGCCGAGGTCAAGTCGCCCATAGCATCGGCCCATTCCTGGTTAATCTTCCAGCCCGAGCAGCAGGAAACCCCGCACTCGCAGGGCAACTGTTGGGGCGCGATGCTCGCCACAAGCACCGCCTGTTGAATCGGAGCCAGCCGTTCCAACTCGACCCTCACCATGCCGGCCTGGCCCGCACCGTCCAGACCGCTAAGCCCCTTGCCGGTGCCAGTTGATGGGCTGGCCGCTTTGCGGTTCATCAGCGGCCTGTCGTACTGCTGCATGGAATAGTTGAGCGCGAACACCAAAGCAGCCTGGGCACTTTTAAACATCGGTTCAACCTTCGGCATCACGGCCGGCACCGTGTGCAGCCGGGAAATAGTCATCGTCGCCATCAATAAATCTCCGGGGAGTAAGTCACTTTTGCGGGCAGCATTTCCCGCATCCATTGCATTGCTGCTTCCCATGCGAAGGTGACGGTATGCCGTCCCCGGACAGGAAAGGTTCTTGGGTTGACGTGGTGGGCATCCACCATCACAGATTCGCCACGCGCGCCCGTTTGTCTGTAGATCAGCACCGGCACGCCCTGCTCGCCAGCCTGCTGCTGCGCCTGGCGCCACCACGCGGGAAGGCAAAGCGTATTGGCGTGCTTGCATTCGATGACGATGTGCGCGAAGGCGGGATCGTCGGCAACCACATCGCTATCGTCTGCGGCGTTGCGCACGCGCCGACGCCATACCTTCCCGGTTGCCTCGGTCAGCAGGTTGGCCACCTTGCGCTCAAACGCCGCGCCTTTGTTGCGCTGCATTGCGCTCATGCCTGCGCCCCCGTGTCCGGATAGGCGTCCATGGCAGCCTTCGCCATGGCAATGACCGTGGGCGAATACTGCCGACCGCCCTTCCTGCCCGCTTCGGCGAGGATGCGCTTTGCGCCGCGCCGAGGATCACGGCCAGACTCATTCATGATCGCGCCCGCCCCCATCGCCCTGAGCGCCTTTTCAGCATCCTCTTTAGTGGCCCGCGTAGCGCCCGGGGCCGGCAACGCTGGCGCAGGAGTCGGCACCGCATGCCATTGACCGCGCGCAAGCTCTTCGGAGAATGCACGCTCCCAGCGCGCCTTCAGGACCGCATAGCCGCAATTCAGCAGGTCATGCGTGCCGACTGCCACCGCCGCCCAGTAAATGGCCGGATGTGGCCAGTTTCCGATTTCACCGCGCCGCCGGGCATTCATACCGGCCACCGCGTCGTGGAACGCAACCTCAGGCACCGTCCATGGGCGACACAGGCGCATGAACTCCGGCAACGTCGGGGGCCAATCGCGGCTGAGGCAGGCAACAAGGCCGACACGCGCTTCCGCTTCCGTGTAGCCTGCCAGCTTTTGATTCCATGCGTCCTTGACCTCGCGGGGCGTCAACCCCTCCCATGCCTGGGCGAACTTGGACCCGTACATCAGGCGCAGTTCCGCGACGACCATGCCACCCAGCGCAGCGTCAGCGGCCGGATTAGTGAGTTGTGACATCGATGATCCCCATGTCGATTTCGGTCCGCGGCGCGCCCTGAGCAAGCGACGCCCCCATTTCCTCATTCCACGATGCGCGCCGCTGTGCCGCACTTGGCTGCCGTGGAGGTCGCGCAGCCCCCGAACGCAAGACGCGTTGCAGGTAGCCCACGGGCTCAATCGCCTGGTCGTCCACGCATTGCTGGATGGCCCGAACGATGTCCTCGTCCTGGTGCGACTTGCGGAACATGCCCAGCATTGAGCGGGCTTGCTTCTCCGGCTGACCAGCAGCGATCAGCAAGGGCAATCCAAGGGCGAAGATCTGGTCTACGGCAGAAGGCGGCTCCGGCGGCGTGCCGCCCGTTCCGTTAGGAACGGAATATCTTTTGGTTATTGGTTCTTGGTTAGGGTTACGACTGGGTTCTTGTTGGCCCCCCACTGGGTTTCCCGTGGATTCCGTTTGGGTTCCTTCGGGAAACCCACCAGAAACCGACTGGGTTTCGTTGGGTTTCTTTTTCGGCCTTCCGCCCGCCTTTCCGTTATCCCGGTTGGTTTTCGCCTTCTGCTGATACGCGGCGATTTCGCTATCCGCCCGCTTATTGCGCCAAGCGCCATCCACCAGCTCGAAGAACTCCTGCAAGATCATCGGCACCGCAGCGCGCTCTTCCTCCGTCCGCGCCCCCACCCAACGGCAGACCTGCTGCATGTCGTCCTTGATGGGTTGTTCCTCGGCGTAGTAGCGGCGCAGCAGGCGGCTGTAGATGGCGTCCTCGACCAGGCTCAAGTGCATCGTGGCCTGGGCGTAGTCGCCAATGTTGTGGCTGTAGTAGTTCATTCGGTGACTCCGTAGAGCGCCTGAAAACCGCGCTCCGCTTCCTCGGGCCACTTGCCTAAGGCGATGATGCGCAAGCGCGTAAGACGCAGCCCGGGAACGAAGTAGCTCAGCTTCATTTCCCACGGCGCGGTTGATTGATCGAGGAAGTAATGGCATCCGCCGCAGCCAAAGGAGATGGCCCAGTCATGGGCCTTGACCCCCTTCCCTTTCCCGTCGCGGATCTGGTTGGAATGGCATGCCACTGTCGTGTTGGTGCCGCCCTGGCAGTACTTGGGCACGCGCAGCAAGCATTCCTCGCCCTTGGCGAGGGCCAGCAGCGCCGGGTTGCGATAGACGCTCTTGGGCGGCTTCTTGCCCTTCTTGCGCGCCTTCATGGCCACACGGGGCGGCGGCAAAGGCTTAGCGCGCATCATCGGGGCCTTGGCCTTCAGCGGTGCGCCACGCTTCATCGGCGTCTTCTGGCGAAGTGGCGTCTTGCGTTGCAACGTCATGCCGCCCCCGCTTGCTTTCGAACACGCCACCATGCCGGCAGATGCCACGCATTCACGCGCCGCCTGATCAGGCCGGCTCGAACAGCATCAAACAGGAGAGAATCGACGGCACAGCGGGCGGCCACGCCCCGAGATGTGCTGAACCAGGGATCTACCGGCAACAACGCGGGTTCAACGATGGCTCGCAGCGCCCCCACATCCACACGGCGCGGCGTATCGATAATGGCCTGGCGGACCGCTTCCACCGCCTCCACCGGCACCCGGTAGCCCCGGAACATATGCAGGCAATCACCCATAGATGCCGCTCCACTCCAGGAACGGCTTGCGAATGGCCTCATGGAACATCCCGGCGGCCAGGGCGTGGTGGTCCAGCTGGGCACGGCTGGTTATGCCGCAAATGTCGCGCACGTACTGCGCTGCGTGCTGGCTCGGGGACACGCCCTCAGGGGCGGCGCCGATGCGGGAAACAACCCACCGCTGGAACTTCGCGCGGCTGCACATCATTGCAGCCGTGCGCGACAGCGCCGCCCCCTTACGCTCCACGGACGCGCTACGCGCCCGCACCGGTACTCCGGATGTTCCACGGGTCAGCATTGCACCCTCGACACATTGCGAGCGCCGCGGAATGCGAGGACAGCCAACTCCATGAACAGCCCATACAGCTGACTGCGCTCATTGGCATCGATGTGGCCATCCGCCAAGGCCTCCAGCGTCGAAGCATTCAAGCCGCCGACCTTCGCGCCCGCCTGCATCACTTTTTCGAGCACGGCTTTCAACTCGTCCGGCCATCCACCCGCAGGCGGCGGGGGTACATCAAGGCAGGTCAGGCCATGCTCAACCGTCGCATAGGTCTGCGCCCAGCGATGCGCATATGCAGCACCTCCCGCCTTCTGAGACATCCATTCGGTCAGCAGATCGGCCATCTCGAATGTCATCGACTCGCCCTCTTGGCCGTTCAGCTTGGCGCGTAGGGTTTCGTAGTGAATGCTCTTGCCACGACGCTCCGTCAGGAACGACGCAGCCTCCTTCACGCCCCCGGGCGTACTGCGGACATCGTTGTAGAGAACATCAAGCCAGTTGTGGGAGGGGTGGCGGCAGGTCATTGGGTCTTACCTTGGAATCTGGAAATAACAGGGTTTCGCTCCTGCCGCGCAGTCCCTAAGATGCGCAGCATGGAAAACATCCTTCAAACATCGAGCGGGCCAATCTGGACCCTGTCGTCCGGCTCAGCCGGCGCTGCGGGTGGCTCAACGTCGGTGGGCGCTTCGTGGGGAACGTTGAAGAACCAGCGCGCCTCTTCCGGCGCCGGACGGTGCAAGGCAAGGCGGGCACCGAACGTCATGGGGGCTGCGTTACGCATGGGAGGTGCCCTCCCTTTGGCCCCGCGCCAGTTCAGGCCACACGGTTTCCCAATCGTCGGGGCGGAGTTGGGATCGAGAGACACGTCCGCCTAGTGACGCCTCGATGCGAGCGCAGTAGACCGGATCAATCTCCTTGTCTCGCGTCAACCAGTTGCCGATCTGCTGCGGTAACGCGTCGATCATTCGAGCCAGAGCCGCCTTGGAACCCGCAAGCTCGATTGCTTCGGCGAGCGCCGGGCGGTGCTTGAATTGAATAGAGGTCATAGATCCATCGTTCGACGTAAGTGATTTGCCCGATGGTAAACGAACGTTTACCAAATGGTCAACTTACGTTGATGGAATTTATAAACCAATGTTGATAAGGTGCGCCCCATGGCAATGGGCAAGAACATCCGCTTTCTCCGACTCGCAAAGGGCCTCACGCATGACGCCCTTGGAGAACTCGCGGGCACCAGCGGGCAAACCATCGATCAGCTGGAGAAGCGAGACAGCAAAAAGTCGAGCTATGCAGCGGCGATCGCACGCGCTTTCGGCCTGTCTGTGGAAGAACTTCAAGTAGTGGAGCTGAGCAGCTTGGACGCCGCTCATCAACTACTAGGAGATTCTGCTAGGCGCGCCTATTCCACTTCCGCGCCGACAGACCACGGCAAACATTTAGTGGCGGAGCCGGCCCCCGAGTACATCGGGCGGGCATCTCCTGGACGATTGATTCCGGTAGTAGGTATGGCACAGCTCGGAGAGAACGGCTTTTACGAAGAACTCGCATACCCTGCGGGGCACGGCGACGGGTACATCCTCCACGCGTCGACTGATCCAGACGCCTATGTCCTTCGCGTGAGAGGCGACAGCATGAAACCGGCGATTCGCAATGGTTGGTATGTAGTTGTCGAGCCCAATGCGGATATCGAACCTGGCGAATACGTTGCCCTTCAGCTCGCCGACGGCCGGAAAATGGTCAAGGAGCTACTAGTCCAACGCCGCGGCGGCGACATCGAAGTCTTGTCGGTCAATGGCGAAGTGCGCATGAGCCTTCATGCTGGCCAGGTGGAGAAGATCCACGCGATAGGCGCCATCGTGCCGCCCAGCAAAGTGCGCACACACTGAAAGCTAGATCACTCGCAACGCAGCCACCCGAGGGGGTGGCTTTTTTTTCCCTCAAAACCAACAATTGTTGACCAAACAAAAACTAGTGTTTACTATTTCATCAACGTTTGTTTACCGCTCTTTAAAAACCAGTCAGACCCCACCGCCGCCCCATACCGGGGCCGCGCGCGGGCGCGCCCAGTTCCACGTAGGTGGCGCGAAACAGCAACCGGGTGCCACCGCTGCGGATACCAACGCAAGCGAAGCACTGAAAGTGGAGACAGGCCGGATAGACGGCAGAGAAACGCCTGGTACTCGACCAGGCGGTTTCGGCCAGCGCCGCGTGCGGCGCTTACCGAAGCCAAGCAGAAGGAAATCTCGCCATGAACAAAGACCGCCGTAAGCAGCTGGAAGCCCTGCGCGAGCGCATCGACGCCCTCAAGAACCAGGCCGAAGAACTGAAAGGCGAGCTCGAAAACGGCCCGCTCAACGACGAGCAAGACACTTTCGACAACATGCCCGAATCTCTCCAGAACAGCGACAAGGGCGACAAGGCCCAGGCCGCTCTGGACGCCATGCAAGAGGCGGCCGACGCACTGGATGAAGTCATGAGCGCCTTGGACGAAGCCGCCCAAGCACTGGAAACCGCTGCCGAGTAGCCCCACCCGCCCTGCTCGCCTGGGCAAGGAGACCAACATGGAAACCACTCTCGCGCTCAGCTATGCGATTTCCAAGCAACTCGCAGCCGCCGAGGCAATCACCACCAGCTACGGTGATATCCCCCTCGATGACGAAATGCGCGCCGCCCTCGATGCAGCCTTGCGGCCCATCCTCAAGCGCCGCTTGAATGCGCTCATCAGCGAAGCTCAACCCCAGCACTGAGGAAATGACCATGACCAGGGAACAATGGGAAGAGGAATTGCGCGCCGCGAACGCAGCTTTCTACGCCTGCGCATTCAAAAACGAGCGCGCAGCGGCTTGGGCGCGCATTTGCGCCGCCTCCGGCGCACTCGCCAAGCTGGGCGCCTGACAGTCCCGGCTCATGCCCCGTCCGTAGGGTGGTCCCCTTCGTGCTCACAAAGCAATATCACGCGATGCATCAGGAGGGTACTTTCGACGCCAACGCTCTCCTACGCTGCCCCGATATTGCAGCCGAGGCGAATCGTCTGGCGAAGTTATGGCCTCGGCGATCAGTAGTTGTCGTTCCTTCAGGCCGGCAGGAGCTTCTTCATAATTCAACTCCTTCGCGCTGACACTAGCCCAGACAAACAACGCGTCCTCGGCGATTTCGTATTCCTTTATGAGCTTTCCAGTCGGCCCGAGATAGCGCTTGTTGCCAATCTTTAGGCCCGTCGCGCCCGAGCGATTTGCTAGGCCCGCCAAGGTGTTCATGTCCTTTTCCCAAGCGGCAGCCACTCTCGGCGCGTACTTCAGCTCGATCGCGCCGACTATACGTCGTGCATTGCAGACCAGAACATCAGGTAGCACAACGGAATTTCCATCTTCAGACTCCAAACGCGGCTCCACAAATAGGCGCCACACCTTGTCCTTTTTATGAACCTCGAACTCCCTGAATAGGTAGGTACAAAACAAGGTCTGAAGAGCCGCTTCCGAGTTGATTTCTGCATACACATAGTGCTCAGAGATGCACGCGTGCCAAGCGTTGCGGATCATGCCTGCCAATCTTCTACGTTTCACCATGGGTTTCAGATGACTCATGCAAAGCCGCAATGATAGAGGCATCTTCCACCCGCCAGTTCCCCCTCGTCTCATTACTCAACCAATGGAGCAATGCCATGCTCGATTTCATCGTGCGCTTACTTGAAGAACTGCTGGATATCGCCAACTTCGGCAACGATATAAGCAAGTAGCCAACGTCAGCCCCGCAGTGTCGGGCGGCTTCGGAGAGCAGGCCGGCGCCGCTACGTCACCGGCGCAAAAGTGACTTTCCAACGTGAAGCGATGATCGGGCCTCCGGCCTGCTCTCCGAAGCCCACAACCACACACCGTGCAGAACGCTCGGTTAGGTCAAATACACCTACTCGGGCGGCTCGCCTCAAGGCTGATGATGCGGGCGCCGTTGCGGGGATAGCGTCCATGCTGGTAGTCACCCGACACGACCACATCTACAAACCCAGTTTCCCGCAATGCGAGAGCCAACTCCTCGACACCCCACCAGCGCAAATGGAATAGGTCAAGTTCTGTCGACAGCAACGCTCCATCCCGCCAGTGTTCGTAGCGCAGATGATCAAGGGTTGTTTGTTTGATGTAATCAATCTCGGCCCGATGACTGGTCAGCGTCAGCAAATCGCTGCCATCCACCACCCAACTGCGCACGGAGCTCGCCTCTCCAATGAGGCTCTCGATGGGATCAATATCTACGATCAGCCTGCCACCGGGCAGTAGATGATCCCAAAACCGCTTGAGCACGGCCATTGCCGAAGCGGTCTCTGTAATCAACTGCAGCGACCCGGCCGGCATGACAATGCATGCGAAGCGTCGACCGTAGCTAAATTGTTCGAATGTTTGACAGGTCAGCGCGGGAGCAAGACCTCTACTTAGGCACTCCTGCCTACAGTGGTCGAGCATGTCTTGCGACGCGTCGAAACCTTCAATCGCTAGCCCCATCTCAAGCATCGGTATGAAGATCCGGCCATTGCCGACCGCAGGTTCCAAGATCGGGCCATCACATCCAGTCAGGCGCTGCCGATAAAATTCCAGATCGCCGAATGAGTGGCCAATGGGCTTATCTAGGTGGTAGATCCAGGAAGCGAGTTTTCCGTACCTATTTGGCATTTCTTCTCCATGTCAAGATAAGTAGGCTACCTTACGTGACTTGGACAGGAATACAAACTTGGCGGCAGAAGACAACGTCTTACATGGAAGCGAGAACGGTGGGTCAAGCTTCGTTGAACCTCTATCGAATTTCCAAACGGATGCCGATGAGAATGCAAAAAAAGCGACCTCCACCAAGAAGTGCTGGAGCAGAAAGCCCCTTCAACCTTTCAGCAAGCCGCTTCGATTCAAAAGCGGGCAACGGGGCATCGGCCCAATGCAACCTGTTGCCCACAAAACCAAAGGGCCGGATCCACTGTTTCAATGGATCCAGCCCTTGTACCGCAAGCAGCTTGCCTTAGGGCAAGCCGCCGATTAAATCGCTTTGATCATCGTCGCCGTGGGGCCTTTTTGCCCTTGACCGGCCACGAAGGAGACACGCTGGTTCTCTTCTAGAGATTTGTGGCCATCACCCTGAATTTCAGAGAAATGGGCGAAGAGGTCTTTGCCACCCAGCTCCGGCATGATAAAGCCGAAGCCCTTGTCGTTGTTAAACCACTTCACGATACCAGTTTCAATCTTCAATGTAAGTCCTAGATTTGCAGGGAAAATGTTCCCGCGGCCACTATCAATGATTAGCCGCAACAAAGATATAGCTGTTACGAATTAACACACTCTCTGAATCCCATTCTTCGTGGCTTCAGAGAGCGGCCGGCGCTGCGACGTCACCGGCGCTGAAAGTGACTTTCAGCAATTCACCGGGCCACCGGCCCGCTCCCCGAAGCCCACCCACCACCGCGCACACCGCGCGAATCTCCATGCCCTCAACTATCCCCGCCATCTGGTGGGGCCTGGCGCTGCTCGCCCTGGTGGCGGTCGCCCTGGTCCCCATCGGCCACAACTTCACCCGCCGCTATGTCGCGGCCGATCCCTGGAGCCCCACATGAACACCATCAGCGCAAGCGCGCCCCCGGTGCGCATCCGCCCCCTGCAAGCCATCGCGAAGGCCGGCCGCAAGCTGGGCAACTTGATCGCGCCACGCGACCACGCCGGCCGCGGCAACTGGAGCAAGGACGCGGATATCCCCTGGTGGGCATGGCCTGGCGGCCTCGCCTTCGCCGCGTTCATCCTCTTCGGCCCGCAGTTCCTGGGCTGGCTGCTCCGCTTTGTCCTATGAACGGCATCGAGTTCATCGTGAGAGACCGCGCCGGCTGGGTTCCTCGCATTCCACTTCCCCGCCGGCGCATCCCCGCCGAAGAGGTCCGGCAAGTCCGAACCATGCCGGCCAAGAAGCCTGCCGCCCCCAAGAAATCCCCCTAAACGGAGCAATCCCGCATGTGGTTCAAGAACCTGAAGATTTACCGCGTGTCCGAGGCCCTGGAATAGCCACCGCCTTCCGGCATCAACAGCTACTCCTCCGGCTTTAAACCAGCATAAGAAAAGTCGTTATCGACCGCCTGCATCGCTCTCCCCAATCCCTTGCGGAACATTTCCGTCTCGCCAACCGGTAAAACATGGAGTAAGTGCCCAGCAATACGACCAATGCTCTGTTCGGCCTGAAACATCTCGAACCTGCCACCTATAGGGTCAGTTTCGGAATATTGGAGGACCGCCTCAAGGTCGCGTCGCACGCTATCGACTAGACCTAGCGCGGCGGCGACTCGCCGCCCTTTCGCTTCAGGCATGAAATGGAGGTGATCAAAAATCTTCTGCGTCGCCGAAAGTTGCAGAAGAGGAACCGTCTTCGTCAGGCGAATGCCCATTTCTTTGACGCGCGCCACTTTGGCGATTACGCGGTCTTTATCACTCCCGGCAGCCTCCAAGTTTACAAGCGCCTGCCTCAGATGATGCAGCTGTACGCCTGCAAGCACGAGCATGCGCAAATAGTTCGCAACTTCTGGAAGCACGACACCGGAGACGATCGTCCCACGTTCGTCGTATTCCGCAGCCCGATGCCGATCACCACGATTCGCGACACGCAGCGCCACTACCACTGCCCACAAAGTACCCAAGGCAGCGACAGCCTGAACAGATATGCCGCCCCACTGGACCAGAATGTCCCACCATCCGGGGCCTGGCATACCAGTGATTTCGACCTTTGTAATTGCCATTTTTCTCTCCGTCACGATCGCAGGATCGTAGCGCAGAGGGACCAGGAGATTCAGTAGATGAACCACACGCCCGCATCATTCAAGACGATGATTCTGGACAAGACGATCAAGCGCGCCGACGCGATGAAGATCCAGTACCACCGGATTCACGTGGCCCCCGACTTCAACCCGCGCGACTTGGACGACTTCTACGAAACCGACATTCAGGAACTGCTTGCCCACATCCTGGCCGGTGGTACGCTGCCGCCGCTAGAGGTCATCGCGATGGCTGACGGGTCCGGCGTAGAGCTTGTCGACGGGCATCGGCGTTTCGATGCCATGGGGCGCGCCATCGCCCAGGGATTCCCCATCGATTGGGTTTCCATCGTGGCCTTCCAGGGCAACAAGATTGATCGCCTGGCACGCGTATACACCAGCAACAAGAATTCTCCCCTGCGCCCCCTGGAAGCAGCGCGCGGCTTCAAGCGCTTCCGCGGCGCCGGCCTGGACAGCGGGGAGATTGCCGCCCTCGTCCATTGCAGCCGTACCCATGTCGAAAACTACCTTGTCCTTGCCGACGCCGAACGCGACGTGCAAGAACTGGTCCGCAGCTGCAAGGTATCCGCCGAGGTCGCTATCGACGCCGTGCGCAGGCTGGGCGCCAAAGCCGGTGACTTCCTCAGCGGCAAGGTGGACCAGGCCAAGGCCGCCGGCAAGTCCAAGGTGACCGCCAGCACCATCCACGGCCGCGCCCTCCCCCGCAAAGTCGTCTCCCCGCTCATCAGCGGCGTGGACTCCTTCATCAAGGGACTGGACGCCAACCAGCGCGCAATCCTCATCGACATACAGGAAGGCCGCGTAGCAGCCGACACCATCACGGTAAAGGCCGGAGACCTGATCAACCTGTTCCAGGCCCACGGCGCCGTCGAAACCGTCCGCGCAAAACGCGCCGAGAAAGCCGCCAAGGAGGCACAGCAAGCCGCCCCCGATACACAGGCACCTATAGACCTTGAACAAGAGGAAGCCACCGCATGAGCGCCCCCGAGATATCCATCCCCGTTGAAGTCGTAGACGCCGCCATCAAAGGCTGGTTCAGCACCCTGCCGGAAAGCTGGGATCAGCAGGAGCATTTCCGTATCCGGATGCGCGCAGCCCTCGCGGCAGCGGGCTATACCGCCGCTCCCGCTGCTGGCGATGCGCGGGATGATCTGACCCTGAATCAGAAGTATGAAGACGCCTGCATTCTCGCCAACGCTAATGCTCGAGATGCGGGGCGGTATCGCGTCGTGCGCAAATCCATCGTGGACGAGGCAAACGGCTCGAACCAGGTGGCGGCCGCGAGCGAGGCTATTGGCCTGGAGCGCGGTGCCTACCCGACTCCCGACCAGTTTGACGCGATCGTGGACCACATTGCCGCCCAGCAGGGCAAAGTGGGTGAGGCATGAGCCTGATCCTGTTGACGGACATCGACGGGAATGCCCTCGCGATCAATCCGGATTTCATAGTCTCCGTGACCGCCGTGCTGAACAGCTATCACGGATCGAGAGCAGTTATCCACACCCAAAACGGAAAGAGCCAAACCGTCCGCCAGTCGCCCGAAGAGATCTTCGACGCTATCCAGCAGAGCAACTAGGGAGAGAAGTGATGGACGCCTCAATCATCCGCCTGAGCCACCGAGATCGGGTCATCGTCCCCGTAGGGGCCAACGTTGATCAGTTTATTCCGATAGTCACATCCCGGGCACATGAAGAAGCATCCAGCCTCGTCGATCTCGGGGTCGACTACCGAAAACATAATTCCCAGCCCGCAATTTCGGCATCTCCACATGGCGCTCTCCCAAGTGTGTATACCCATCATAGCGCCGCCCGCTATGCCTCTCAGCAGCAGGAGGGGTGAGACATGCGCCCGCCGACTTCCGCCGCCCTCGCCGCTGCCGCATCCATTGCCTCCAGCGCTACCGGCTACGCCACTGCGCATACCGATCACAGCCTGGGAACGCCGTTCTTCATAGCGTTCCTGCTCGCCCTCGTTTTCGCGACCCTGGCCGCTGCCGCCGCCGATAAGGATTGACACCATGAACACCAATACCCCGGCCCAGGCGCAGGAAGCCCTGCTGACGGATGACCAGATTGAAGCCCTGGCGAAGAAGCACATAGCGCCGCACGCTGACCGCCTGGATGCCGTCATGCAAAACCCTGTGCCTTACCAGCAGACGGAGCAATTCCGCCGCGTAAAGGCGCTGATCGTTGATGTGCTGTCCAAGCTGCGCGCCCCTGTAGCCGATGAGCGGGCGGCGTTTGAAGCCTCGTATCGAGATCGTTATCGGGTGCCGGCCCACGTCCCGCTGACATACCCGGACGTGCCTGGCGCGTGGGAATGGTGGCAACGGCGCGCCGCCCTGGCAAGCGCCCCTGTAGCCGGGGAGGCGCATCGCAGTGTTGAAGCGATCGACACGTCCCCGGAACATGTCGAGGAAAGCGCCGATCATCGACACGATGCCGCGCCCCAGGCCAGCGAGGCGGTTGACAGATTGCCGAATCTGCAAGGAAGTTCGGTTGACAGATCGGCGGAATTGCAAGGTGGCACCAGCGAGGCGGTCCGCGATGCGGCGCTTGATCGTGCCCGCTCCCTGCGTGAAGTGACTTGCAAGAAATGTGGCCTGCAAGTGATTTCGTCGTGTGGTGGTAACGATTGCCCGACCAAAGACCGATACGCAGACCTACGCGCCCTGTCCGCGCAACCGGGCGCGCAGAAGGATAGCCAATGAACTACTACCTCGATACCGAGTTCGACGGATTCGGCGGTCCGCTGCTGTCCCTTGCGCTGGTGCGGGAGGATGGGGCCTCCTTGTACTTGATCTACCAGGGCCACGCCGCGCAACAACCCTGGGTTCGTGAGAACGTCCTGCCGATCATGCGCGCTGTCCCGTTGCCCGTCTCGGCGGTCAACTGCCACCACCACGGCGGCGCATACCGCATCGCCGAGTTCCTGCATGGTGATCCGTCGCCTCACATCAACACCGATTGGCCGGACGACGTGCGCTACTTCTGCCAGGCCATCATCACCGCTCCGGGTCAGATGGTGGCTATCCCACACCTGTCGTTTGAGATCCACCGCGTGGACTCCTACCCGACAACGTTGGATGGGGCGATCCAGCACAACGCATGGTGGGACGCAATGGCGCTGCGGCACATCTTGGCCCGCCCCGACAACAAGGACGGAGGCGCAAATGAGTGAAGCGACGATCTTGGACCCCTGCTGCGGCGGTCGCATGATGTGGTTTGACCGGCAGGACCAGCGCGCGCTGTTCGGCGATATCCGCAGCGAGGAACACACGCTGTGCGACGGCCGAGCCTTCAGCATCACACCGGACCTGAACATGGATTTCCGCGCCATGCCGTTCCCGGACGAGTCGTTCCGGCTGGTGGCGTTCGACCCGCCGCACCTTCGGCATGCCGGACGCGATTCCTGGCTGCGCGCCAAGTACGGCATCCTGGGCGATGACTGGCAGGAGGATCTGCGGCGGGGCTTCGCGGAGTGCTTCCGCGTCCTGAAGCCTGAAGGCGTCCTGATTTTCAAGTGGAACGCCATCCAGATCCGCACGCCGCAGATTCTGGCGCTGACGCCGCACAAGCCTCTGTTCGGGCATCCCAGCGGCAAGCGCGCGGACACGCACTGGATGACGTTCATGAAACCGAGCGCCACCGACAACAAGGAGCAGCCATGAGCATATGGAAAGCCATCGCCGGAACGCTGATCGTCGCCTTGGCATTCGGCCTCGTTCTTGAACACGCCCCACCACAGCAGCGGCAAATGCTCATGTGTGCGGTAACGCCAAATTGCGTCTATGTGATGGGAGTAACGCAAAAGTGACTGATGCAATCCAGCGCCTGCTGGACACCACAAAGAAGCACTGGAGGCTTTATGAGCTTGGCCTTTGACGCAATGACGTTCGCCCGGAAGGTTCACAAGGACCAGCGGCGAAAGTACACCAATAACCCGTACACGGATCATCTGGCGGAAGTCGCCGGAATCGTAGCAACGGTAGTGGAATGGCAGATTATTCACCCAGAAGTCATGATCGCCACTGCTTGGCTACACGACTGCATGGAGGATCAGGGCGTCACCACAGTTGGCCTGTGGGACCACCTTGGAATCAATAGCGACTACTCGATGACCGAAGTGGAAGCAGTGGTGCGCGGCGTCTGGTTCCTGTCCGACCTGGAACAAGGTAACCGCACCGAACGCAAGCGCCTATCCCGCGACCGCTTATCGGGCGCTCCTGGATGGGTTCAAACCATCAAGGCCGCCGACCTCATCAGCAACACCAGCAGCATCGTCCAGCATGACCCAAAGTTTGCCGTGACCTACCTGGAGGAAAAGCGCCTTCTCCTGGATGTACTGACGAAGGCCGACCCCCGGCTACTACAGATAGCCCGGAAGCAGATTCAACAGCCCGCCTAGCGCGGGCTTCGTTTTGGAGGCGATATGCTCACGCTTTCCCAAGAGGAACTGATCGAACTTACCGGGAAGGCCAGGAAAGCTGGGCAGATCGAAGCCCTCAAGTTCCTTGCTATCCCATTCAAAATCCGCCCTGATGGAACCCCTGTGGTTCTTCGGGCCGCTATGGAGGCAGCACTAGGCCATGCGACCAAGAACCAAGGATCGGCATCTCCCAGCCTGCGTTTACCAGAAGCACGGGGCGTTCTGGTACGTCAAGGGCGGTAAATGGCGCAAGATCGGCACCGATCTGCAAAGCGCTTTGATGGAATATGCGCGGATTGTCTCAGTGCCAAAGGAAGGTCTGCCGGCGCTCATTGATGCCGCGCTTCCCCATCTGATCAAAGATGTCTCCCCTGCAACTGAACGGCTTTACCGCCCCGCAGCTGCCACCCTCAAGAACGTCTTCGCGAATTTCCACCCAGACCAGGTCAAGCACGGCCATGTAGTTGAGATGATGGATGCCTATTCGCATCAGTATGGCCGCGCCAATAGGCTGCTGACCGTTCTCAATCTGACCTTCCAGTGGGCATTGGACCGTGGGAAGGTTGAGAGCAACCCATGCGTTAGCGTAAAGCGATTCACCACTCGGTCTCGTGATCGCCTGCTCAGCCATGAGGAATACGATGCGATTCACAAGGCATCTCAACCGTGGATGCAGTGCATCATGGACATTTGCTATCTCACCGCACAGCGCATCGGCGATGTCTTGGAGATAGAAGAGGAGCACATCCTTGAACGCGGCATCTACTTCCAGCAGCAGAAGACCGGTAAGCAGCTGATTGTTGGCTGGACACCTGAACTCGCGGCGGCGGTCGAACGAGCCCGTGAAGTCGTGCGTAACAAGCGCTACTTGCTGGGGTCCCGCGACGACAAGCCACGAGCGCATACCAATGTGTGGCGAGAATTCAAGCGCGCAGCTGCAAAGGCCAAAGTTCCTGACGCTACCCTTCACGACATTCGGGCTATGGCGGGCACCCACGCGGACGCCCAAGGCGTAGATCCGATGGCGCTCCTGGGCCATTCTGATCGTCGGACTACCGAAATTTATCTGCGTGACAAGCGCGTGAAAGTGGTCAAGGGGCCATCAAAAGACAAGGCATAG